CTCATTCTCTATGCATGCGCATCGTACCCCCCCCACCTAACAACTACAATCAATCATCAGATTTAAATCATCTATCCATTATTCACTCCCTATTGCACACATTGCCCCCACCTCCCCTTTTACTTTTCCTCTTCCTGTACCTAGTGCGCGCGCAAAATTTTTGGGAAATTTTTGGTTATGGTATAATTCGTGTTATGAGCGATGTTGCTACAGAAACTCCAGTTGAGCAAAAAGCCCTTTTCGATTTATCTGGTCGAGAATTTAATCAATTATGGGTTGATGACAATGCTCCCCTTTTTGTTGCAAATAATCCGCTACACTGGAAAGCGCACAAATTACAGGTGGCACTTGCCCGGCTGGATAAAATAGCCGAAAAGAACCCGGCGCAATTTAATTCGACTGTTTACATGGCAACGCTCGATAAACTGGCCGATTTAATGGATCAAATCAACAATAAGGGGAATGGCGATGGCGGAGTACTGGACGCGGGAGAAATGGCTGAAAACCGGAACAGCGGAACAGCGCCGCATGACAGCAAAATTGAACCCATTAGCATGGATTCTTGAGTACCAGCCAACTATTTTGTTTCCGGGTAAGGGGTACATTCCTCTTGAGCCTTACCCTTTCCAGCAGGATTTTATTCGATGCCGCGACCGGTTGCGCGCGATAAATAAGCCGCGTCAGTGTGGAATCTCTACTATTGCCGCTGCTGAGGTGGCGTGGGAATTTTGCAATGTACCCGGCGCGCAAATTGTGATCATTTCGAAAGATAAAGATGCAGCGGTGAATTTTCACACGTATGTTTATCAAGTTTTGCGATCGGTTGCAAAAAATGATCCTAATTTTCCGAAACTTGTGAAAGAAAATGAGCGCGTAACTACAAACATAAAAGGCGCAAAAATCACGAGCTTGGCCGCCGGCGCAGAAACCGGTCGATCCTTTTCGGCTACGCATTTAATTTTTGACGAAATGGCTTTTGCGCAATATGCTGATGACATTTGGCAGGCTTCATCCCCTACCCTGTCGCGTACCAGAGGCCGCGCAACGGTAATTTCGACACCGAAAGGCCGTGCTAACTTGTTTGCACAAATTTTTGAAAAAGATGGCCACATGGGTTTTACGATTTTTAACTATGGCTGGTGGGATGTTCCGGATTATAATCCCTATTATGATGAAATGATTGCGGCCGAGGGCGCGCATGAAAAAAAACAATGGATCGAAAAGGCGAAGTCTGGCCAATGGTATCGTGAAAATAGGCCGACAAAAACGGATCTTGCTTGGCGACAAGAATTCGAGGGCGCATTTGATGCGAATGTTGGTACTGTATTTTCAACTCGATCGCTTGAAAAAGTTTTTTGTCGAAATTATCTCGAGAAAAAAGAAGATGTTGCTGGAGTGTTGGAGCATTGGTGGACGATGCCAAAAATTGAAAATCATCAATATGTTTCCGGTATAGATCTTGGCCGTAAAAATGACCCGACGGTAATTATTACTTATGATGTTACGAATCGGCCGGCGCAGATGGTTGATTTCAAGTATATTGAGCCCGGTCGCGCTGAGTGGGATATGATCACTAAGGTTATAACAGATCATCTTGAGTACTGGGATCCTGAATCAAAACACGATGGTACTGGTGTTGGTGATAGTATTTCCGAGGCTTTATATGGTTTAAGTGAAGAGTTTATGTTTACAAAAACATCAAAACAAAATATGATAGAACGTATGCAGCATGCATTTGATTTTCGGACAGTTAGGATTCCGAAAATACCTATGCTTTTTCGCGAACATCAACGTTATATATGGGATGATAAAGATATCGTGCAAGACACAGTAATGGCAAACGGATTAGCGATACTACAGTTTCACGAAATTGAAGATGTCATTTTAGGTTTTGATCCCTCTATACAGTTCGTGGAAAGGCCAGTGGCGGTTTGATGGACATTAAAAAATTAAATAGCGAACTCGAAACAGCACTTACTAATTTTTCAGCCTACCACAAGGAAATGGATCAATATCGCAATTTTTATTTGCGATCTGCTTTTTATCCGGCAAAATCCGGTCGGCGTAAGCAACAAATGGATCTTACGAATAATTTGCTTCGTGTTTATGCTGATAAAAACATTCATTTCACTTCTGCTTTTCCAACGATAAAAGTTCCGACTACTGGTGCATCAAAAGAGGAGCGACAGGCTGCATCGATCCGTGAAAAAATCTTACTTGGAGTTTGGCGCAAATCCGGTGGCCGTGGTTTACAGCGCAAGTGGGCTTTTGATGGCACGATTTTTTCCGCTGCGGTTGCAGCTACACGTTTTGATTTAAGATCGCGCTGCGTGGTTGTTGAGCGATATGATCCACGTTATTGTTTCTGGCAAGTTTCAAATGGCAACGATCGCAGCGTTGTCGCGTTCTGGGCGGTTTATCCTATCACTAAGGATGAGGCAATGAAGAAATACGGCGTAACTCCTACGTCGCAGCCGATTTCTACGAGCTCTTTGACTGATAAATATCTTAAACAAATCGATGGCAAAGATTGGTATTTAATGGCGATTCGATGGGATGAAACTACCCGAGTTGCTTGGATTGGCGATAAACTTATTGAGGAGCCGCATAATCACATGATGCCCGGTATACCGGTTGATATCTGTACGCCATTTGATGATGCTTCTGATGGCGGCCGTGGTGCATTTTATCTTGAGCCGTTGATCAATCCACAAGCTAACTTGAATCTTACGTTACAGCGCCGCGATAATATTGTTTCGCGTATGTCGTCGCCGGTTATTTGGGGTCGTGGTGTCATTTCTCGCCAGCTTGATGATGTAAAAGAGGGTATGAAAAATGGTGGTTTCATTGGCTTGAAACAGGGTGGCGAGCTCGGATTATTGCAGCTTAATGACGTTAAGCTTTTGAATGATCATGCTGAGGATCTGCGCGCTGATATGATGCGACTTTCTGGTTTTTCTCAAGCAGCGATGGGTGAATTGGCTGGTGCAAATACTTCTGGTGATGCGCTCGGGATGTATTTTACGCCAACGCAGCGTCATATTGAAAATCAAAATGTGGCGTGGGTTGGTTTTTATGAATCGATTAATGCAAAAATTTTGCAACTTTATGAGCGATTTGGTAAAACTGGCGAAGCTTTTTCGCTTTCTGGTTTTTCATCACATGGCACATTGTTGCCGATGGCTGATGATCCTGAAAAAATGTCGTATCAATCAGGTGGATTTAATGTTCAATTTGATAAAACGGTTATTGCCGGTAATTATAATTCAACAATTTTGATGAATTCTATTACTCCGAAAAATGAGCTTGAAGAAAAACGTAGTGTTGTTGAGGCCGTCGCTCAAAACTTCTTGAGCCGTACTACCGCCTATGAAATGTATGGTATTGAATCCCCGGAAGATGAATTTAATTTGCTCGAGCAAGAGCAGCAAAATCCCGCGATCAATCCAGAAGGTATGCAGCAAATCATGCAAGCCGCTCAAGCCGCAATGCCATCCGGTGGCGATCCATCATCCGCAGTGCCGGCTCCATCGCCAGTAGCTTCGGAGATTAGCCCTCGTGTTTGATTGGCTTAAAGGTGCGGTAAACAATGCCGTAAAAACGATAAAAAATGCGCTTGGTGGTAGGCCTGCTCCTAAACCGAAGCCGGCTCCAGCGCCTAGGCCAAAAACTCCCACTCGTTCCCCTATTCGGCAGGTTTTTAATGGCGTGGCGTCTTTCATGCAAAACCCGTTTCGTGCTGTTTCTCAACAGCGTTGGCTTCCGGCTTCTGTTACTAATTGGGCGGCGGTTGCAGCTCGCCAGCAGGCTCAGGCACGTGCCGCCGAGGCTGCACGACAAAAAAAGCTTGCCGAGGCTGCACGACAAAAAAGACAGGCCGAATTGAATAAGTTTCGAGCTGCTACAAATGCTCGATTAAAGAAAACTGCCGGCGATGCACTGAACTGGTTAAATTCTAAAAATGTTAAATATAATGGTAATTGGCGTACTTTATTTACTACGGACGGCAAATATAAAGGATATAATACTGGTAATGGTTTTCTTGGTGGTTTGATTTCTACTGGCCAAAAGTGGTTTGATTCTGATGTTACGCGCGCTCAAAAAGATTATAAAAAATGGCTATCTTCCTCGAAATCACCAGAGGCGCTGGAGCAACGAGCTAAGAACCAGTATGAAAAAATTAAAGATGAATATCAAGATCGAGCTGAAAAAAACGTTGAGCAATTGAAGAAAAGTACGGATGATGGCTTTTTTGGTTTTAATTGGTTGCACGGCGGAAATAAAGATGCGTCGCGGGATTTTGCTCAAAAAGAATTAGAAAAACTGCAGAAAGATCAAACGGCTCGTTATGATAATAAGTTGAATTCATTTTTGAAAGAGCAAGCGCGAAAAAAAGCTGCTATTGAAAAGAAGCGATTTACCACTCGCGCTGAGTTTAATAAAGCGGTAAAAGGTTTTTCTAAATGGGAAAATTCAAAAATAAAAGATTTAGAATATACACGCGCTGCAACTGAGGGCATGATGGCTGGCTTCGGTAAAAAGTCTGTTGAAAAAAATGATTCACCTTTTGGCAAAGTTTCTGGGTGGTTTACTGAATCTCTTGTCCCTGCAGTTACAAACAATGGACTTTTTAAGTATACACTTGGATCCGGCGATAAAAATACTCCCTCTGTTGTTACTGCTCCCTCGCGTCTTATTAATGCTGTTGGTAATCAATTTTGGAATGATAAGCGTAATTACCACGGTGGTAAAACTGAAGCTGGTAAGGCAAAAGATTTTGGTGAGGCGTGGCGTCAATCTTTTAATCAACGTAATTTAAATATTGGCTTTGGTGAAAAATATACTGATAAGGGATTCAGAGAATGGTATAAAACCCGCGATTTAAGTCAATGGAAAGAGGATATTGATAGTGGTCGCGTTGATCCCAAGAAAGTTGAAAATTTATATCGTGGTGCTTATAAAAGCCAGGTCGAGGGCGGCGCAGCGGCTACTAATGTTGCTGAATTTTTTGCAGATCCATTATTCCTTGTGGCCGGCGGCGCAAAAATTGCCGGCAAGGGTACGGCTGCTGGGCTTTCTTGGGCGAGTAAAACGGCTCGAGCAACTAAAACTGGCGCTGGGTTTTTTAATACCTTGAGCAAAGCAAAAAATTCTAAAACATTTAAGTGGCTGGGTGCTGAATATAAAACACCACAGCAAAAACTAGGTGATGCTTTGACTGATGTTAAGACGCGGCAGGGCGAAATTCAAAAAAAACTTTTACCTCGAATTAATGAATATAATCGTCGTGCCGGTATGAATAAGCAAATTGATACTGCAATTCTTGACGATCTCGGTAAGCTTTCTGATCATGAGGCTAAAGTTTTACAGCGGATGGCCGATGGTAAATTTGCATTTCGTGATAAGCTTTTACTTCGTGATATTCGAGGTAAACAATATTCTGCACCGCAGCGCGAAAAGCTTATGGATCTTTATAATAGATGGACTGATTTTACTGAAAAGCTAAAACTTGCTGATAATGTGTCGGATGCTACGAGTTTTGGCCGTGGGAAGCGTTTCTATGCACCAAACACGTCTTGGATCCGCGAAAAGGGCGCATCACTTGACGATTACAATTTTCGCCTTATGAAGCGCCGTAAATCGTCGCTCACTGCTTCTGATATGTATCAAGGTGCTGTTGATCGTTATATGGTAAGCAATATGCAAAATTGGCATAGAGCCGGTGAGATGAGCCGAAAAACTAGCGCCGGTGGCGAAGCTGCTCGATTGCAACGAATGTATAATCAAGAAATGAAACAGGCGCGGCTTAATGCTGGGCTAGATGAAGCATTTGAAAACACGAAAGGTATTGTTGAGCGAGTACGCAATAAAAATGCAAAAGGTTTTGTTCGTCGTAATTTTAAATTTCGCGGATCAAAAACGGCTATAGGAAATACTGCGCGTGGTATTTATGGCGCTCCGATTAGTTTATGGAAAAAATCTGTTTTAAAGTACCGCCCTGCTTGGACGGTAAACAACGTATTATATAACACTCAAGCTGGTGTATTGGCTGGTGGCACTCGTTCCCTTGTAGAGCAGGCGCGGCTCCTCCGGCCGAAAAACTGGCGTCAAGCCATGGATGAAGTACCGGCTGGGGTGAAAGCCGATCTAACTGGTGAATTGGGGGGTAAGGGTAAGCTAAATCGTTTTTATAATAATGTTGAAAACTGGTCGCGTGTTTCTGCTTTTAGAGCATCAAAATCAAAAGGTTTAACAGATGCTCAAGCATTGAAGCGAGTTGATAAGTATCTTTATAATTACAAAACAAAAAACTGGGAGCGGCCGATTAAGTCCATACTTCCCTTTTGGGCTTGGAATAAAAATCTTGCTCGTGCCTCTGTTCAAATGCCATTTGATCGCCCTCTTGGTGCAAAAATTTATAATAGTGTTGATCGCTATCAAAACAATCAATTTGATGCTGAATTTGAAAAGGTTGTGCCAGAACTTACAAAACTTGGGTACACTGAGCAAGAGATCGAAAAGATTAAGTCTGATCAGGCGAAATATTATCGTGGCCGCTTGAAAGTTGGTGATAAGTGGGTTACGACCCCATTTAATGCATTTTCAGAAAAAGGGCTCGCTGGTTTTGGTATTAATCCTTATATTGCTGCTGCTGGTGAATCTGCTACAAGTAAGGATAGTTTTGGTCGTGAAATTGGCGGTACTGATTCCCTTTTCCGAAATCGATTGCTTTCAAAGTTTCCGCAGGCAGATCTTGTTAAAAAAGGCGTTGATGCTTGGCGTGTTAATGCTGGTTTTGATAGGCCACGTAGAGGCTGGATCGGTGCACCCGGTTCTTCAGGATATGGATTAACTAAAGAGGCGCAGGGGTATGATAAGTCAAAAGGTAACTATGTTCGATCTATGGATCCTCGTGCGAAAGTTGGTCAAAACGCCGCTGCATTTTTTGGAGTACCGCGCGGGCTTGAATTTAATAAGGATGATTTGATTAAGCGCAAACAGCTGCAAAAAGTAACAGATGCGTATTTTAAACTCGATACAGACAAGATGGATTTTAAAACGGCTGAGAAAGCGCGTGAGGCCATTTTCAAAAAATACGGTATTAAGGCTGATGATTTTTACAAAGGTCTTTTAGCTAAGTATGATACTGATAATACGAAACGCATTAAGGGGTTAAAAGAAGATGCTCGAGCAGCAAACAAAAAGTTGTTTGATGAGTATGCTGCACAGCCTAAAGGTACTCGTAATTTATGGGCTACGAAAAAACTGCGTGAATTAAATGCTTCTGGTTACTTTGGCGATAATCCGTTTAAGAAATCGTTCGATTGGGTCGATCCAGAATCGGTTGGCCGCGCTGATCGGCAGGATCTTTATGAAAAATCGAAAGCATCCGGCGATTGGTCTGCGTGGCGTGGTAAATATGGTACAACTGCGAATATGCAAAAGCGTGAGGATTATCTTGCAGCGAAAGCATCCGGCGATTGGTCTGGGTATGAGCGAAAATATGGTAAACAGTTTGGCCGTTCGGAAAAAGCTATTGCTGTTCAGTACGCTTTAAAAACTGGCGATTGGTCTAGTTATCGCGATAAATATGGTGTAAGTCGTGAGCACTCTCCTTATGAGTTTGATGGTAAATATTTTAAATCGGCCGAATCTATGGCTAAATATAAGGAGGGTGCATTTTGGCGTAAATATGCTGATGCATCAAAAGAAGATCGTCGTGTTTTGCTTGAAAAAAATCCCGAATATAATCATCGAGAAGATTGGACTACTGATCAGTGGGATGATTGGAAAAAAGAGCGTGATGCAAAACTGAGAAAAGAAGCTCGACAGTATAAGAATTTTGCATTTCTTGAAGCTAGAAACATGAAAACAAACACGGCCGGCGCTGCGCCGGTTCTTGCCACTCAATCGAGGTCAAAATCAAAACGCTTGATTTGGAAAACGTAAGTGTGATATAACTTGTTATGTACATTAAATTATAAAGGGGTTCAAATGAGCGATATTGAAACTCAGACTCCCCCACAAGATCCGGGTGCGACTGACGGTGGTGCTACACCTCCGGCGGCAACAAACCCTAACGGTGGTGGCGGGGCAACTGACGACAACACGGTAACTTTAAACAAAGAAGATTATAACAATCTTATTTCGCAAAGGGATCGTGCCAACAATACGAACTCTGAAACTGATGCGGTTGTAAATGAGCTTCTCAAGAAAGATGCTATAAATTCCTTTCTTACAGAGAACAAAGACAAGTACCCAGATGTCAATTTTGATGATCTGACCTTGGCTGACAGCCCGGAAGAATTAGAGAAGCTTGCCGAACGGCAGCAAAAACGTATTGAGGATGCCGTCCAGAAGAAACTCATGGATGTACAAACAACTACAGCTCCAGTGTTATCTCCACAAGAGAAAGCGCAACAATTGAAGCAGCTTAAAGATAACCCTGATGGTAAATCTTTTGGTAAAATGCTTGAGTTGAATGGAAAGTAGTTTTTACTACCATAAGTTCAAAAAGAAAGTGAGAATCACATAAATGAGTGGTTTTGTATCTGGTACTAAAAAGTACCTTAGTGATAGTGCTGATCATATTCTAGATCTCCGAAACGGTTTAGATTTTTTAAGTCCGCGAAACGACGGCATCGGTCTGTTGAAAAAGATCGGAACAAATGGCTTCGAAGCCAAAAGCGTAAAACATGAGTGGACTGAAACCGCTCTTGCTTCTCGTGGTGAAACGGTAACTTTGGCCGATGGCTCTGTTACAAGCCTCACGGTAGCAAATGCGTATCAATACCAAGTAAATGAGTTGATTCGTATTGAAAACGAAGTTGTCCGCGTTACTGCCATTGTGGATGGTACGACACTTACAATTGTTCGTGGCTACGCTGGATCGACCGGCGCAGCTCATAGTTCGAAGCTTGCATATAGTCTTGGCTCTGCTGATCCAGAAAATGCCCTTGCACCGGCTGGAATTGCTGATACCGGTGATCGCTTGTATAACTATGTACAAACACTTACTCGAGGCGTTAGCCTTTCGAATGATGAAATTGCGCAGTTATCAACCGATGGCAATCCGCTTCATGGCCAGATTGAGCGTCGATTTATTGAGCTAAATCGTCAATTGGCAAGGAATTTGTTTTATGGTATTCGTTATGAAGATACCACTAACAATATTCATGTAATGGGTGGCCTGAAGCAATTCGTAACTACAAACGTTACAAACGTTGCCGGGGCTCTTACGCTTGCAGCGATCGATGCGCAGATTCTTAATATTCGACTTGCCGGCGGCCAGCCAGATACGCTTGTTGTTTCACCTCAGCAAAAGCAAAAGCTGGATGCGCTTGATAATAACCTGCAGCGATTTGGTAAAGATCAAAAAACCGGTGGTGGTTTAATGACGCAAACATGGCAATCGGGAGTTCTCGATAGTCCATTGGATGTTATGGTCGATGATTCGATTCTTACTGATGAGCTTTGGATCCTTGATACTACTAAGGTGAAAGTTGGCCATCTTTCTAATAACGGTGTTAATGGCGCGTTCCACGTTGAAGATGCTACTACACCCGGTCAAGATGGTGAAACTCGTGTCATGCGTGGTAAGTATACTGTTCGTGTTGAACAGCAAAAAGCCCATGGCTATCTGTACGGTTTGAGTTAAAATAATTAGTGGGAGGCCGTTCTTTTGTTCCCACTTGAGCGCGGCCTCTGAACCCTAAAGAAAGGAATTGAGAGATTTATGTCAGATGTGAAGTTTTATAGAAGCGTTGTATCGGGTCTTTCTGTCGTAGTAGGTAAACCACAAAGTGGTGAAGTTGCGCCGGAAACGGTACGCTTTAGCCCCTTTGAGGAGCGCGTGCGCGGCGAAAAGGTTGTTGTTGGCTATCTGGAAACGGATAATCAACGAGCGATTAGAGCGCTATCAGAGGATTCAAATGTGCAAGAAATCAAAGAAAAAGAATATCGCGAAGCGACCGATGTTAAAAACGGCGCAAAAGCGGCGGTAGTCTAATCTTATGATCGACACAGATGCACGAAGTTCAGTAAAGCGCCGGCTCGATATTGATGATAGTGATACCACTTTCGATACGGCAATCGATGACTTCGTGCTTTCTGGTGTCAAACGTCTTTATCCGATTGCGGCACGCGAGCTTGTCGCCGAATCAATTGCTGTTAGTGTTGATAACTATGGCGAAGCTATCGTTGATTTATCTGCGCTAACAGATGCTCCGCTTTCAGCTAGAAAAGTTGAAGTTTCATCGGGCTATGGCTGGTCGCCGGCGCAGCATAATTACCATCATGGTACGAATTTATATATTCGTGAGCTTGATACTGGCGTTACGACTGCTAAGGTCTATGGCCTAACACGATTTGCTTTAAGTACAGTTCCAGAAGAGCTTGAGCAAGCTGTTTTATGGTATGCTATGAGCGAATTTTATGATTATCTTTCCGGCAACAAACGTAAGTATAATATCTATATGCAGTCCGGTGCTCGATCTGTTGATAATATGCGTGATGAATCGGAGTATTACGAACAAAAAGCGAATGTATATCTTAATGATCGTACAACGCTGTATGGGGCGTCCTAATGGCCTTAGACAACACGAAGTATGATATTTATCTTAATGGTGTTGGTTATCGTCTTGGGAGCTATCAGAAGAGCGAATTAGAGCCTTTTGCTCCACGTTTTGGTGGCGGTGAGCAAAGTGAAACTGATTTAGATCTATTTAAGGGTAAATCCATTAAGTCGTTTGATGATGGTATGTTGCAGCGTCGATGGGATCTTGATACAATGGCTTATTCCATCGAGGGTATGTACCCAAAGTATGGCGATGGCGTGCTTTATCCAACTCCCCACCCTGAAGAGCTAGCGTATGCAACGAAAGCCAACTATGAATTTTATGGTACACGCGAGTATCTTTTTCGATTCCGTCGCACGTTCAACACTCCGACTAATTCCGCTAGTTATTCGCTTGATGGTGTAAACTGGACTTCAGTTTCTCTTGGGGCAACAGGATTTGGCGCCGCGCCGGCTGTTACTGATGCCTGTGTTCGTGATAACAAATTATATATTGCAACCGGTTCAACATCTAAATTTTATATAGATCTTGATACTCCGGGTACGATGGTGGTACTTGGCCTCTCGCATGGTATGACTAAAGTTGTTACTTTCCGTGATCTTGTTTATTATACCGGTACTGCTGGCCAGAATAACGGAGCTCTTTATCAGCGTACTGCTACCGGCAGTGCTTTTAACAAGATTGGTGTCGCTGGCGATGAGTATAATGCGATTGATAAATTGGTTGTTTTCAATCATAGGATAATGATCGCAAAACCAGACGGTCTTTTTGCTTATGACGGGGTGGCGATAACCGCTGTTATTGATTATTCTAAAAACATTCATAACGATAACTTTAAGTTTATGTCTGTTTTGAATGGCTGGCTTTATTATTTTATGCCCGACGGTATGTACCGGTTTAATGGTGTAACTATTGAAAAACTTTATGATATCGCGGATATTGGCTTTCCTGTTGATGCTGTAGTTGGTGGCGATAGATATTGGATCTTACATAAACATGATGGTGCTGAATATAATCGTTATGAAAAATCGATGGGCTTTGACCTAGCCGATACAGAGTTTAACGGCCGCATTAGCTGTTTTAACGGCCGAGGATTATATTTGTACAGTCGCTTGTCTGTTGCATCTTTTGATAAGGCCTCTAATGAAATAGATTTTGAGGGACAGGGACAGCCGTATAAGCTTTCGTGGTGGATTCCTACGGTTTCCGTCGATGGCGGCGGTACGCCGATTCCGGATCTTACCGGCCGTTTGTTTATAAGTCGCCTTTACACTCATAATGGTGCAAATCTCGTGCTTTCTACTGGCGATGACGGTACTTTGCTTAATGGTTTTAGTGGTCTGAATAGTGCTCAGATTGTTTCTAGTATATTTGATGCAGATCTTCCCTTTATTGAGAAATACCTTGAGAGTATAGAAATTGTTTTTGATGGTACTGATACTGATGTAGATGATGGTACTGCTTTTGTGGTTGAGTATCGTACTTCGGGTTTTGATGGCGGCACTGGTTGGCTAACTTATGGTACTATATACGCGAATCAATTTAAGCGCAGTAGTGGCTGGATTAATGATGTTGATGTTTCCTTTAAGCAATGCCAGTTTCGGGTTTATCCACTAAATACCGTTCCTGATACGCTCGGAATAAAAAAGATTGTCATGCGCTATGCGCTAAACCCAGAACTAAAGTTTGAATGGAATCTTACTTTATTAGCGTTTGGCGGTGATAATCCGAACGAGCCTCTTATTCTTGCTGATGGTACAGAGGGGACTGATTCAGTCCGGACACTCCGTGGCAATATTTATGCTTCTCGTGAAAGCGATGATCCTGTGGAGCTTGTTGATTTAGATCCATCAACATTATCAACCGCAATTGTTGATACTGGTGAAATAACGGAGATTGTTGTTACTGATGGATCGTTGTATACGCAATCCGGTATTGTTCAGATTGACGATGAGAAATTTATTTACTATTCAAAATCTGGGAACACTCTTTATTTGAAGCCGGGTGCTAATATTACTCCACCTACAGTACGCGGATTGCTTGGCTCTACTGCTGCTGCTCATACAGCTGGCAAAAAGGTTTATTTAATTCATCGCGTTTTTATCCGTCGTATTATTAATGAGCGAATTAATATCGATGGTTCTTTGCAATCTGTTAATCCCTCAACGATTAATATTCAAATACAGGAGGCTTAGATGCCGCGTCGTGTTGATTATACCCGCCGGCGCACTCAGCTTGATTCGGCCGAACGTCGGCGCCGTAATCGTACTTACTCTGTTAATAGGTCTAGTGCATTTATTGATCCCTTTCCGAATGTTCAAGGTACTTTGCCGGAAAAGATTGTTTTTGCAAAGCTTGTAGATCTTGGCTATCACTTTGAGTTTCAAACATATCGGCGTTTTAAAATTCCAGATCTTCGATTCAATAAAGATTATCGGCCAGATTTTGTTTTGCCACAGGAAAAAGTAATTATTGAAGTTCAGGGTAGTTATTGGCACTCGCAGTCAAAACAGATTGAAGCGGATTCTTTTAAGTTTGCGATTTATCAGTTACTTGGTTGGAAAGTTTTGGCTTGGTGGGATTACGAGATCTATGATCACTTAGATCAATTGTTTTATGATGAGCCACGTTTAGTTAAACATAATCGTCATGGTAAGCGTCTTACGACTGGCCGTGAAGCTGTGCGTGATGATAGTGCTGGGATTCGAACTTTAAATCGGAAGCGTGCAGAGAGGCAGGCTTATAAGAAGATTATTAAAACTAAACAGTCGCGTCGGGCTCGCCAGCCTTTGCTTTCAAGGAGTATTTTTAATGGATGATTTATCTGCGCTTCGATCTGAGTTGAATGAGCTTAGAGAGCAACTTATGCCAGCGGTTGGCGATCTCTATATAACTCGCACAAATACGAATCCTGTTGAGCGTTATGGCGGTACTTGGGTTTTGATTGAGCAAAAGTTTTTATATGGTGCAGCTGAGGGAGCTACGCCGGCTGACGGTGGATCTAGTACCCATGTTCATGGGCTTAGTAATGCGTATGCGATGATCGGTAAAGGTTCGTCTTACCTAGTTTCTCGTCAAAGTACAGTGCCATCCTATTCTTACAATGTTGGTGTATCATCGGGTACTGCTCCGATTTCTGGTTCGTTTACTGGCGGTGTAGATCTTGGCGGTAATACTAATAGCGCTTCGAACTTACCTCCTTATTATGAGGTCTTTATATGGGAGCGTACACTTTAGTCCCCTGCCCTGCCATATGTTTGACAAAAAAGCGAATTAACAGATGGGGGGATATATAAAAATCCGATAGGGGAGGGGAGTGCTTTGTGATATAATCACGATATGATAGAGTTTCTAACCTATGTTTCAGCTATAATAATAGGCGGAGTAATTGGCTATGCCATCGCGAAAAAAACACACAAAAGACATTCATCACGAATACATAAGCACTAAACAGCATACATCGGGATATTTATTTCGATTGAGCAATTATTTTGTTCTTTTGTCAATGCTCGCGGTTGAGCATTATTCTGATTTTAGTTTTCCTGAGAGCGTTTACCTACTTGTTTTTTCTGCTATAGTAGGCTATGACGTGCAAGGATTATTAAATTTCATAAGAAGTATAGCGGGTAGGAAGAAATGATAAAGGGAATTGATGTATCGAGATGGCAGGGGATTATTAACTGGCATTTAGTTAAACAGAATGTTCAATTTGCAATTATTAAAATCGGCGGCTCTGATCAGGGTTTTTATGCTGATGGCATGGCTGTTCGTAATGTTTTAGAAGCTCGATCTCAAGGTATTCCGATAGGCTTTTATGTGTATCTTGGTGGCGCTTCGCTTGTCGAGGATGAAGTTAAGCATATTAAGAATCTCATTCATAATATTGGTGGTGTACGGCCGGGCGAAGTATTTTGTTTGGATTGGGAAGAACATCATAATAATGAAGTTGCTTATGTTAAAGGAATCGCCAAGGGTCTTATAGATGCTGGTTTGAAACCACCTATGATCTATATGAGCTTGTCGCGTGTACGTGGTAATAACTGGGCGCCGCTTGTTGCGATGAATTGTGCCCTGTGGGTCGCCGCTTGGGGCGATAATGATGCAGTCCCGGAAAAAGGCGAAGTGCCCGGTTCAGACGAGTGGCCTCATTGGGCTATGTGGCAGTATAGTTCAACTGGTACAGTGCCAGGAATATCCGGCCGCGTTGATTTGAATCAGTTTAATGGATCCGTGGAGGTCTTTAAAAAGTATGGTACGGCCGGCCGGGGCGTTACAATGCCATCGCCAGTTAATAGTAGCCGCGTAGTGATAGGAACATCTACCACAGAGTACGTTGTAAAGGCTGGCGATTCATTGAGCGTTATTGCTGCACAATGGGGTAAAAGTTGGCAGCAGCTTTGGGATTTGAATAGGGATAAAGTTTCTAGTCCTGATCGTATTTTTCCCGGCCAAAAACTTCGTGTTTGGTCGAGTGGTAATAAGTCTGTTGCACAAAAACCCACAGCTACCCACTTTAACCCACATGTTCGAACTTATGAGGTTGTTCATGGTGATTCACTGAGTGGTATTGCTGCTAAGTTCGGGCTTTCTTCTTGGCATTTGTTATGGGAAGCAAATCGTAATATAATCTCTGATCCGGATCTTATTCGCCCCGGCCAGAAATTAAGGATTCCGTAATGTCAGCTCGTGATGGTTTTGTTGTTTCGCTTTTGATTCTGATAGTTGCCATTGTTGCTTTTTGTTTGGTGGCTTTGTGGCTTTTGTTTCCTCCTACTGTTTCTGGCTCTATCGCGCCGGCAAAGTATGATCATTCGAATTGTCAATATCCGGCTCGCTGGTCTAATCCACCTGATGGCTGCGACAATAGCGATCCAGCTGTTCCTGAGTGTGTAGCAAAGAGCACTACCCAACTTGAAGAAACGCGCTGCATAGATGCCTTTGTGAAGAAACATAATGACCCTGAACCCATAACTTCGCCTAAAGTGGCTCCTGTGGGCTCTCAGAAGCAATCAACGCCAAAATGTACGGAGTAAAGAATGAAAGTTGTCGAATTAAGCAATAAAACTTATTTAGTGCGCCATTGGTTGCGTTGGTATCGTGTGCAGCGATCCGGCGGTAACTGGGCGAAGCTTGCGCCTATTATCAAAAACGGTAAGCCTCCTAAGGATTTTTCAATAGAATCGGCTGCTGAAAGTTTAAAGGCCAAAGGATCCGGCTCTATAACCCCGCCCATAGACTTGACAGATTAGCAATTATTTGCTATACTGTATGTATGAATGAATTTAAGATCTATCGCAACGGTAAGTATTCAACTATGGATAATCTGAAGTTTAAAGCTCGCGTTAAGCTGCCGGTTATTTTGAATAAAGTTGATGATTTCTTTGTAAACCATTAGTGATATAATAGCTCCAACAACACTAATAAGGAGCATTATGAAAACAGTTCGAGATATCTTTATGCGCCTCACCAGTCGCAAGTTCTTACTTACACTCGGTGCAGGCTTAATTTTAATAGCAAATGAGCAGTGGACGGAATTAGTTATTTTGATCTCTGGTTATATGGGTATTGAGGGAGTTGGCGACGCGGCCGAGCGTGTAGCTTCTCAAAAGACAAAACAGGCAGAATTAAAGATTACAGCTGAGGCGGCTAAAAAGCAGTCTGAAACAATGTCCACTGTTAATACTCCGGCCGATTATGATCTTTCTCGAGTTGTACCGGGCACTGATCCTAACGCAAGCGAGCCGGAGGCCGGCGGAGTTTACCCTTTGTAAAACAAACACGGCCAAAACAAAGCGAAAAGCCGCCAGTTGGGCGGCTTTTCTATATGGCGCACAGTGCAGGCAAAAGCACTATATGTAGTATTATGCAGGATCATTATTTAAAATCAAGTCTAATTGCTGATTTTGATCCATTTCTTTCTTTTTTTGTAATCTAAATCGCATTATTTCTTTGAGCCCTGCTCCGGCTTTCGTCGTACATCTGTAGTGCGTACCGTCCGGCAAGTCGAATAATAACTCGTTTGTAAAACCGTTTTTGTGCAGATCTTTTAAACGTCGATATTCTTTGTTGGTTATTCTTTCTATCATTCATAACTATATTAGCCCATTCCACTGTAGCATTTCAATAAAGTCGGTTATTAAGTCGTGCAAAAATGCAGCAAAACCTCCAATAAATATTGCTAGTGGGAATGATACTTTTGGGTGATCGAGTAGCCAGATAATTTTCTTAATCATAATTTCTTTCCGATTTCGTTAGCGATCGATTTCGTCGCGTTTTTTATTACTGTTATTGTCTTTCGGTTCATACTCCCGTAGACCGTGAAATATAAGGGGATGCGCGTGTTTACCGATCAACTTATACCAACGGAACCAGCGCCGCATGAATATGTGATTGCCACGAATCACAAACTTGGCCATTATTTAACTGGCTTTTGCTCAAATAGATCTGCCACTGGTACTTTAAGCGCTCGAGATAGCTCAAGCGCTTGCTCGGCCATCATGCCGCGCGTTTGTGTTTCCCAGTATGCCACCATCACTTGTGATACTTTACGATTCATTTGTAGCGCAAGGAACTCAGCCATTTCTTGCTGCGACCATCCGCGATCAACGCGGAATTTCTTGAATTGTTTTGTAACAAAGTGGATTGGTTTATTCATTTTTTTCATCATTCATTGGTGTTAAGTTGTCGATTGCGAGTTGTAATTCATCTTCTGGTGGCATTTCGTTGGCGGGATCCATTGGGCTATATCCTATAACATAATGTATGCTATTGCTAGTGCCGGTGGCACTTATTATGATTGCCCCATTATTCATGGCCTCACATAGTGCGGAAGCAGCAGCTTCGCCTTTCTTAGGATCGTTGTATACGACTAGGTAGTTTGTTTCCATTACATAATTCTCACTATTTCTCGGTTTTGTACTCTTATTTCTTGCATATTTTTTGCATCTTCAATGCGGTCTTTTGCAATTCTAAATGCTACTTCGAGATTTCCGCCGGCTACTATGTCGGCGATTGTTCTTAAGTTTTTTTCTGCTTGTGCGATCTCTAACATTGAACTGTCTACTGTGATTTCCTGCGCTTTAAATATCATTTCTTTTGCTGTCATTACTGGCAGCTTTCGCAATTATTAGCATCCTGCGGATCTATTGGGCAGTATACCATAGTTTGATCTTTTGTTAGTACTTCTGATTTAGACACTGTGCGCTCCTTAGTTATTATTTATGCCTACTCCTATGTTATACCATTTGTTATAAAAATACAAGCCTTTTATTACATGATTTTACATGGTATTCTGAAGTAACGAATCAATAAACTTGAAAGGCAAACGATGGCGAACGCAGGCAAACCAGAGAGCATTGATCAACTTTTCCACAAAGAAAAGAACCAAAAGAAATACAACAAGACAATAGGGCACTATGACAAAGTGAAAAAATACACCAATGACAACCTGAAGTCAAGCGACAAATCGACAACATCAGACAAACTGATACGCAGAGAAGCTAATTACCTGAAGAATATCCATATCGACAAAGCTTTTGAGAACCTTTTAAGGATGGAATTAATCAGCGATACCAAGTATCGAGCATGGTGGTGCGGCGTTCTGCATAAGCTAGGCGTCGCTTTTGTTATGGTGCAGGCAGATCTAGCCATTAAGAATGGTAAGAACCCTGCAGCACTATTTCATTTCATGATCAATAAGGAATTAAACAAATCAATTGACCCATACATGCCACGATTTAAGTAACTTGTCAAGCATAATATGAACATCGACAACTTATCATTACATGTTATAACAAGCCTACATGATAGGACGAATCAATCAGGTGGAGTAATCAAGAGATCACGCGAGGGCGTGGATCTATTTGATTATGACCATGATTGATGGGGTAATAAGAGCGAAGCGAATGATTTACTTTGAACAGGGAACAGAGGTAATCATACCCAGCACTTGCTCATTCTCTATGCATGCGCATCGTACCCCCCCCACCTAACAACTACAATCAATCATCAGATTTAAATCATCTATCCATTATTCACTCCCTATTGCACACATTGCCCCCACCTCCCCTTTTAC